ACCTATACCTGTTCCTGATACAGTTAATGTAGCTCCATCGAATGTAAGTTCTGCTTCTCCGTTAAGAGTTGAATTACCTACTCCTGTTAGTACTCTATTATTTGCATCGTTACTAATTGTAATCGTACCTGCAGTTAATGCTGCTAATGAAGCAGATACAGAAGAGAAATCTGTAAGGGATAAATCTACAAATGTAGGAGAGTCTGTTGCTCTAACTCCTAAAGATACGGGAGAATTGAAATCATTATTTGTACTTAATGAAATTAAACCTTGACCGGAAGATGTAAAGCTAGAGGCTGAAACTATAACACTAGGTATGTTCTGCAGGTCACTATACTCTGTAGATAAAGCTCCTACTGTTGTGTTTATACTAGCTAAAGAAGAAGATACGCTTCCCCAAGCATCTATTCTAATATCAGAACCTGATATAGATTGTTCTGTTAAAAGACTACCTGTAAAGATGTGTATATCACTTGCAGCGTCTCCAAATATGTTTGAGCCTGAGTTATATAGTATAGAAGAAGTAACATAGGTAGTGCTAATCTCTGTTGCGTTTATTCTACCTGTTACTGTTAAGTCACCTGCTAAAGTATCTGTAGTATTTCTTAAGTATGTAGCCTGTACTGAATCGCTTCCTGATTGAATACGTGTTGCTAAAGATGAGCTAGTAGATGTAAGATCTGCTGCTAAAGATTGAGAGAGAGCTGTATGATCTGCTGCTTGAGAGGCTGAAGCTTCATTTTCTGTATATAAATTAGAAGCTAATGATGCAGATACACTACCCCAATCGGCAATATATAAATCTGCAGAGCTAGTTAAGCTTCCTTGTAATTCTAAACTGCCAGTAAATGAATGAGTATCGTCAGCTGTGTCTCCAAATTTAGTAGAGCCTGATTCGAATACTACTGAAGAGTTATTAAACTCTGTTCTCATTTCTTGAGCAGTAACTGTACCGGTAACTGTTAAGTTACCATCTATTGTTGCATCTCCTATATTAGAGAAGGAACCTGTATGTTTTAAATGTAGCTGTCTATAATCATATAGAAAGTTAGCTGAACCGCTAAATGATGAATTAGATCCACTTGTTGCGTTTCCTTCTTTATATTGTACGTAATACTCTTTACCGTAAGGGGTACTAAAAGGTATTGTTACTTCATTATCTAAAGAAGCAGAGGTGAAGAGACTTAATTGAGTACCAGAAAAAGAAGCAGAATAGAATAACTGTCTAAAGTTATTATCTAGCTCCGTATGCGATAACGGTGTTCCTTTGTCTGCTCTTAATATAATAGCCATCTTATTTATCTAATTTACTAATTCTCTCTTCTAAGTCAAAGATTATATTAGTTTGTTCGTTTATTGCCTCTATCAATAAAGGCACAATCTTAGAGTAGTCTACAGCAAGATACGAATTTTTGTCTTCAGAAACAACTTCCGGAAGAACTTTTTGTACCTCTTGTGCTATAACTCCTACTTGTCTTTCTTCTTGATTATTCCAATTAAAGTATACCCCCTCTAGTTTTCCGACTCTAGAAAGAGCGTTGTCTATAGTATAAATATTTTCTTTTAACCTTTTATCTGAATTAGAAAGCAAAGCTCCTGATGCTCTAATACTTCCTGATACTTCTAAGTTATATGTTAAATCGTTTACTGAGTTATTTATACCAACTTTAGAGCCGCTGTAATTAAAATCACTAGCGCCTTCTAAGTTACCAGCTTCATTATATTGAATGTTAAAATCTGTACCAGCTACCTGTCCTGATCTTAATGGTATTACATGAGTGGGTTGATTAATTGGAACATTTAAACTGCTCGTATAGTGTAGATGAAGGTTAGAACCTTGTAGAGAGCTAGAATAGAAATATGAACCGAAGTTAATATCCATTTCACCGTAGCTCAATGCTTGTCCTTTATTTGCTCTTATTGTTATAGCCATTATATATCTATTTTTACTACAAAAGTCATATCTGTATTATGAGTCTTTTGAATTGGTCTGTTAGTTTTAGCCACGGCGATCAACTCATTAGCATCATTATAAAGTCCAACTGTTGAAATATAAGGAGTAAATAAGCTACTACTTACATTAGAGGCAACCGTACCTTCAGTTCCTGTTTGGGCTGAGGTATTGTATGTGTAATTTAATTCATTATCACTAACCTTACAGTGTACATTATATGTATAAATAGGTTGATTTGATTTCCATCGCAATATATGTCTAGAATAAGTACTTAAGTATCTTGCAACTTCTGGATCTGTAATTATTGCTAAGCCTTGATTGTATATTATATCCCCTACTACCTGTCTAGGCTTTGTAAAGACTGTTTCAGATCCTGAGAATATCAGTGATCCGTTACCGTCGTCTATTATTTCTATTCTTTGTTGACTACGATTAATATCTGCGTATTGAATTGCAGATTCATCAACGAATGTTTCTTCATTAATTAGATAGTCATTAGGGTCGATTGGATTCGACTTATACCAATAATCGTTATTATGAATGTAAGCATTTTCTCCTGATATTCTATCTATAGCGTATCCGTCAAGTATATACTCGTCTACTTCTTTTTCAAACTTAGGCTTAAACTCAAATGTGTTAGGTACTATATGTGTACCAAATACTCCTTTAGGTATAGATATAACTCCTACTTCTGTTTTTATATCTCTTGATCCGCTTAGTGTTAATGTGGTCTGTAAAGATAAGTCTCTTGAACCGCTGTATAAACCGTTGCCTATACCGTCAGCATAGAAGTTGTGCTTAATACTATCGTATGTAAGCTTTTCATATCTGTTATTTCTTAAATCAGAAGGGTAAGCATAACCGGGTGTTGAACCAGAGAAACCTCTTAAAGTTTCAATATTATACGAAGATAACAAACTGCCACTAGCATCCCACTGCTTACGTGCAGCATAATCAGTAACGTATACGTCTTGGCGATTCAGTTTCTTGTAAGTACTCATTCATTAATAGTCAAGCTTAACTCTCACTAACGCTTCTTTAGTAAAGTCTTTCAACAGTGGTCTAGATAGTTTAGCAATTGCAAGCAGATCGTTATTATCATTATATAGTCCAACCGATGTAATATACGATTGAGGAGAGTTAATTAAGACGTCATGTCTCAATTCACCTGAACCTGTTATTACAGAAGGGTTACTTGAGTAATTGAATTCGGAGTTTCTAGCTCTAACAAATACGAAGTTAGAGGCAATAGTCTCTTCTGACTGAACTCTAAATCCTCCTCCTCTTTCGAAGAGATCAAATCCTTGTTGCAGGTTACTTTTACTTCCTGAGTAAGTAACTGTGTTAGCTAATTCATTTGCTTCAAATCTAACTCCTCCACTAATCGGCATAGAGTTAAGTGCGTTTGCATTTATTAGTATTACTCCAATATCTGGAAGAATTTTACCGTATGATCCGTGATTAGAAGTATATCCGTTATTGTTTATACCGGAATAAATAGTTCCTAATGATCCTGATACTAGTTCGTAGACTCTACCGGCGTCAGTAAATGTAACTGTTGATGCTACTTTACTATCGTCTGTAAGAGTTCTGCTGTACGATTTACCGTTACTAGCTGAATGTTCTAAAGTTATAGAAATTGTTCCGGGTAATAGTTTTTCTTTAAATCTAGCTCTATTAATTGATAGTGCATAAAAATGTTCAGAAGCTACTCCTCCGAATACAAAATCAGAATCCTCATCTCCTAGTATAAGAGATCTGTATTGACCATATACTGTTGAAGAAGGGGTCTTTCCTGGTACAGTTGGGTTAAAGTATATACTACCGCTTCCTTTTTTATGACCGTACGCTAGAGAGAATTGTACTCTGGCATCTTCTAGAGCAGAGCCAGTTTGGTAAATGTTGTAGTAATAATCTCCAGAGGCTCCTCCTACTTGAGTTGAAGAAGTATAGAATCCGTTTAAGGTAGTTCTATTACCTGACCATACTGGAGTTGAAATTGACTCAGCACTAACGACTACATCTTCTTGATCGAATCTTTTAAATGACATAATTAATTAGATTTAGTAATGGTTACAGGTATAGTTAATCTAGCTCCAGAGTCTCTTCCTATAACTGTAAGTGTTGTCTGTAGCTGTGTTCTTGACCCAAATAAGGTATTAATTGTTGTTGCAGTAAGGTTAACTGAAGTTCCAATAACGTTTTTAGATACGTTGGTACCTATTGTTGTTACAGTATTTAGCTTTTCAGCTTCTTCAGTGTTAACTCCTACTCCTGAGAATGTGTTTAAGACTCTAATATCTGCTATCGTAGCAGTATATCCTCCTGCTTCAAACGTTGAAGTTGCTCCTCCAAAGTTTAGAGTTTGAGGTGTAATTGCTAATGATTCTCCTTGTTTAAGACTAATAGAGGTAAAACCTAATCCTAAGATAGGTAGCTTAGAAGTACCTCTTGGTAGCGTTGTAAGCTTGTACTTCATAATTTGAGTCTCATCAGGAAATGCTTCTAATAGAGGCATATTCTCAATAGCTTCTCCGTAGAGAGCGGAACCAGAGGGATGTTGTGGATTGTATAAGGTGTAATCGATCTCGTCATCTGCTAATGCAAATTGAGTGATTTTAAAAGAACCGTCTCCTCTAGCTAACAGCTCTCTCCCTTTTTTGGTTAAGATCGCATCCACTGTTACGATCGAATTGTCTAAATATCCCATTTTGTTTTATTGTGTTTAATATAAATATCTAATATATATGTTTTATGGTGCTTATGTAGTTTCTTTAATTATATTTCCAAATTCATTAGTTGTATAAACTAAAGCAGCATCGGGTGCTACTATTTTTTTATCAACTATTCTTACAAATCTATTTCCTCTTTCTTCATAGAGTATACTTCCTCTAGTATTATATGTTGTATCGGCAGGGTCAGGGAATGAGCTAGCAGATACAAAAGGTGTTCCTGGTTGTAAAAAGTCAGTAGGTTTTCTGTCAACACTAAAATAAATATCTTCTGATTCTTGTTCCACTGCTGCTAATAAGGTAGTGGCGTTTGAATCTAACGGGTGTACTGAGCCTTTAAAACTTTTCAAGGTTAATGCAGGATCGTCACCAAATATACTACCACTATCTAACATACTACCGTGGTACCTGGCGTTAGTCCAACCTGTTGTAGTATAGTTACTGTATTGAACTGATGCTTTTGTTGCTGTTTGAGAGATGATTGCTCCTAAATTAGTAGGTCTAAGTTGGTCTCCTTCTCTATCAACTACCATGGCAACAGTACTAGTTGAGTTGGTACTAGCATTTCCTATAAGTGCGTTGAAGTCACTATTACTAAACTTATCAGCTAAGTATGGAGCAAATATAAACTCTACATTAAAATCTAAAGGAGTTCCTGAATCATCAAGTCCTACTGGTAGAGAAAATACATTTGTAGGGGCGGTACGTATAAAAAAGTAACCTGCCTGTTTAGAAATTTCTGTTGTTACTAATTCGATAGGTAAATTACCCATTGTTAGTTTAATTCCTGTTACTTGAGATAATGTTTGTTCTAGTGAAACATTATTACTGCTATTAAAAGGAATAGTAAGCCCTAAAACTCTATAAGGAGGAAATAATGCATCGGCTAAATAATACTGCTTACCATTGCCGCCTGTTTGTACATTATTTAATACTTTATCATAACTAAAGCTTCCTGAAGCTCCATACTTCCCTTCCGGCAGTTCATACGAACCTGTGCCTATACTACTGCTGTAAAGCAGGTTAGCATTACCCTCGTCGTACGAGGTAGGATTAGTGTTCTTGAATTCTAATTCAGTCATCTTACTTTATTCGTTTGTAATGGTATTTAATCCGCCAGACCGTGAAGCCTTATACACCTACTCACGTCAAACATTCCCGTGAGGGTCCGTTTTCAGTTTTCAATATCACCATTTATGTTAGCTTCATGTCTCCATGAAGATCGGACTATATCATCAGGATTACTCCTGCTGGGCGCTAATTCTGGTTATTAAGGGAACCCATTTTCCCTCCAGTAGTCTCTGAACCTTCTACAAGATGGCTTGTAGCTTGGCTGCTGATTGTCTAATCTTTAACATTGTTACGCTTTGGTAGTTAAAGCTCTAAAGAGTTTCCAGCAATTCACCCAGTTTAAATCGGACTTATTATTAGATAGTCGCCGGTAAAGTCCCTGTGTTAGGACTATGGTGGTAACCATCTAGGTTTCTTTCATATAAATATGTATCTAGTATGTTAGTATAAAAATTAACTGCTCTGTGGTAATCAGGGTTTGTATTTTCAGGGAACGTAAAGTTATATGTATAACCAGTTCCTAAAGTACCATCTATCTCTACATCTATATAGTATGCAGCTTTATAGTAGTTGTTAGAAGCTCTATACTCTTCTGCTAAGAAGTAGCTATTAACTACATTGTCAGCTGTCTGAGTAATTAGTTGCTCGTTATTTCGTTTTTGGAATAATTGATAAGTTCCATCATCTGTTATTTTACTACCATTATGAGTTACTCTAAACCAGTTTCTAAACGTAAAGTAATGTTTAGCAGGAGTATATCTAGCATAGAATGCTGTGGTATCCCCAAATGAACCGGAGGTAATAGTAATCATACTACTTGTAGTAAGTAGGTTGTTAGCTGAGTTATACCAGCCTAAGAATGGATAAGTGTTATATCCGTCTACTGCTTCTGCTGCAATTGAACTATATAGGTTCCAGTTTTGAGTATGTTGGAAGCTACCAGTAGCAGGTATTGTGCTTGGGTAATTTAATTGAACGGAATCAAATAATCCATAGACTCCTTCTCTCATAGTTCCATCTGCAGTTCCATCTGGATAATTAGTAGTAAAGGAATATACTATTCTGTTTGCTGCTTCTGTACTAAAGTGAGCAAAGTAGTGGTCTATGTCTGTGTTTGTGTCTTCATATATAGTTAAAATAGAAGATGTTTGAATTAACGTATCTGTCTCTAGTGATCCATCAAACCATCCTTCAAAATAATAAGGGTATGTTGGTGTAGCATTAGCAGTAATAAATTGGTACAGATCATAATCAACTGAACTACTTATTGGTGTTGAACTATTACCTACTGCTATTGGATATGTAATTCCTACTAACCCAGGTCCAACAGGAGTGAACCTGTAGAACTCTCCTACTTTAGTTATGGTAAGTATGACATCACAAGCTAGAGGTATTGGTAATGAGAAGTTAAAAGCTCTTAATGAAAATTGAGCAATAGGTTGTGCTTGTGATTTAAAAGGGTTACCTTTATTTAATTCACCATCTGAAGCAACTAATAGAGAGCCGCTAAACTCTCCTGTATACTTTGGAGATTCGTCTGTTACATTTCTATGGACTAAACCTAAAGGAGAGATAACACTCTGTAAGTGATTAGTTGTGAAAGGTGTTAGAGGTGTCATATCAAAAGCACCAGCACTTGATCCTGTGATAGGGTCAACTTTTATACTTCCTGTATGTATAGTATGTTCGTAACTAACTTCTACTTGCTTAATTTTACTTCTATTAAGCATGTGAGGTTTAATTATTACTCCGGTGTTCACATTAGAACGTGCAGGAATAAAATCTTTTACTGCTTTGAATATAGAGTTATCAAAGAATTTAATAAGTCTTATAAAGTCCCCTGTCTGTCTAAATGCTTCAAAAGGAGTAGCATTCCAGTCCCAATCGGCATCTTGCCATACTTTTTGGATTCCATTCCAGTAATTGTATATACTACCTTCTTGTTCGTCTGTAAAGATTTTTTCAGCTAATTCATCCAGTGAATTATAGCTAGGTTGTTTAGCATCTCTAGGATCTCCAATATAGTTATCGTAATCAAAACTACCGCTAACTCTAGCCTGGATAAGGTCATTTGTTGTATCTGATATGTCAAAGCCTACCTCTACTGTATGTTGATCGTCAGAATACTTATATACTCTATCGACAACTGAACTGTAGAGAGATAAGGTACTACCGGAAACTAAACTTCCTGAGTTGTCTAATCTGATCTTATCTAGTGAACTAGTAACGCCTTGTTGAGTAGAAAAATGCCTATTACCATCAATAGCAGTACCGCCAAATTGTTTAATAGTAAGTAAGTTATCTGGTATACCAAAGCAGTTAATAAGTGCTCTTAAACCTCTGTTGGTACCTTTTGCTTTTGTAAGTAAAGGTATGTTGTGGTATATTCTTTTATATATCTCCTTTTGATAGTTATCAGCAGGCATTGGCTGTAGATGCTCCAATCCACTTCCAGATGTGATCTGCATGTAGTGGTTGATAATTTCATTAGGATTTCCAGATGTGTAGGATTCTCCATTAAAAGAAGCAAATAAATTCTCTAAATTTTTATTACCGTTATAAACATTAATACCGAAACTTTCTATAGCAGACCTAACTAAGTCTTTAGATATACCAAAGTCTAATCTATTATCTGCATCGTACTTATTAGAAACTGCTTTAAAGTATATCCATAAGTTATCGAAATGCTGTGCAAGCATGTGTACAAACATTAAGAGAGGTTCGTTTGTTTTATCTTCTCTTAGGTAGGTAGGTATAGAGTTAGTAAGTACATCGTAATTTGTAATATCAAAATTAGATGCTAATTCAGTCTGTTTTTCAAACCAAGTTCTTGATTCTAAGGTTGAACTTACTTGATTCGTATAAGGAGGTAAGCTGTTAGATTTAGGCCAAGAGTTTGAGCCGCTTTCATAATAGAGGTACCTATCATAATGGTCAAAATTGTCTACGATACCTTTTATCAGCCCATCGTAGTATTGTTTACTCCCTGATGCTCCTAGGCTAGTATAGTTCGTAGATGATACTGTTGTTCTATCCCTATCGTAACTATCTATTAAGTCAAGTTTATATTTAAAGTTTCTAAGCCTTTCTTCAGCGGAAGAAAAGTGTATGAAGTCTCCATAATCAGAATGGTCTATACTAATTTGAGCTCCTTTTTCGTTAAAAAGAGAATAGAGTTCGTAGTAAGAGCCGGTTACTGGGTAGCTAAATAACTCGTCAAAGTTGTAAAACTCTGTTGGATTATTAGCAGTATTGTCTAGTCCTGCAGTAAAGTTTGGACCTTTAATAAAAGGTACAGTAATCTTGTCTTCAACTTCTTGAAGTTTAATATCAAATGCAGTGCTATCTGCTACTATTTCTAGTAAGTTACATATATCTTTCTTACCGAATTTTTTAGGTAGAGGTTTTAGTAGTTTTACAATAACGGATTGACCTTCTTTGTGTTCTACTAAGTCTATATTAATACCGGTACTGATATCATTATTTCCAAATGATACCTTGAATTCAGAAAAGTATGATTGATTTTCTAATTTAGACCTTACTTCGGCAACTGATTGTATTAATTCGTCATCGGTTAGCTCTAAAGTAAGTACTTGTATTTCTGTTCTATCTCCTGATATATTTTCAATAAAGAATCTAGGAGGTGTTTTTCTTAAGTGTAATAAGTCAGTAAAGAAGTTATAAGTTAACCTTATATCTCCATTCTGAAAGCCATTCGCAATTGCATCCTTGTGTGGTTCTAATTGTAAGTTAGATGCTCCTTCTTTACCGGCACCTGCTGAAAGGGTAGATTGAGTACTGCTTTTATAGTTTAGCTGGGATTTGAGTAATGTTCCTTCTGGTGAGTATATGTGAAGATCAATAAAATCTTTACTGTCATTAAAGGTATTGTTTATTGAGAAAGGTCCAACAAGGATCGCATCCTTTTCTTCTAAGGATGTATTACCTATATCGGCTTTAGTAACTATATAATTAACTTTCTCCACCAGTGTTTGCTGCTATAAGGTTTGCTATTTCTAATCTTTGATCTAATATTTCATTTTGAGAATCAAGTAACTGCTGTCTTAATTCTGCTATTTCATCTAATAGAGGTTGGATATCTTGTTCTATTTCGTTTATTGAAATTAGATCTCCACTTCTTAATGATAAGTACTCGTGTGATTGTTCATCTCCTTGAACAGGGATTTCTAAGTAGAGTTCTTCGTAATCTTTGAAGAATTGTTCTACTGTTTTTTCTACAGCTTCAGCTACAGGTTTTTTGAAGCTACTAAAGCTTCTGTCGATAACTTTACCGTAGTCATCTTTCCCGTAAACTGTTTTTTTAATTTGTATATTCTTACCCATGTCTAACTACCTTAAATACGTTTCTTTGATCTATTACAATATCGCTGCCACCAATAGAAGTTTTCAGAAGAAGTCTGTAATATCTTTCTGGTTGCAAGCTGTCCATGTAAACGTCAAAATAGCTACTAGTATTGTCAGCGCTTACTTTAGTGTAATTCTCGTCAAAGTCTATAATCATTTCATCGCTGTATTCATCTTTAATAGCCCAATATGTATCTTGAGGTAATTTATATTCAGTAAGATAGATTGAGCTTGTAGTGAATGCTCTTGCAGGATATTTAGGTCTAGCAGAAATTCTAAATCTAGTTTTGTCTGAATCTATATACTTTTCTTTTTGGTTCTTTATACTTATGGTTGCAATATCAGTTGATAGCTCATCAAGTGAACTATTAAAAGAGGAGTCATTCCATTTAAATTCCATGTATGGAGGAAATACCGTGTTGGTATCAACTCCAAAGTATTGTAACGTAATTGATGATGTTGTTTCAAACTCTAAATTATCTGCTAATTTTATTGCTTGTCCATTATTCTCTATTGATCCACTTGTTACAGCGTCAACAAAAGAAGTTACATCTATGTCTAAATCGAGATTAGATTTCAAGTCAAAAGATTTAGAAGCGTCATAAGACCCTGTAATTAAGTCTCCTCCTAAATTATTCCATTCGTTTGTGTCTCCAGAGCCTCTATATCTCCAGTTAACTCCTGTTCTAGAAATAGGATTATCTTCTACTTTACCTGTTCCGATATCCCAAGATGATGAGATAGGATGAGCATTTAATGTATATTCTTTTGGAATTTCTGATGCATACGCTACATATAGATGGATAGAAGCAGAATAGGGGCCGGATACTTTTGTGCTAAGTGCACTGTTTATTTCTCGATCTTTAAACTTAAGTAGTATCCGGCTAGAGCGTCCTATTCCATCGTCATCAGGGTATGAACGAATTTCCAATATTTCGTCTAGGCCTGCATTTGCATACAAACCGGCAGTAGTTGGTTTAGACCAAATGGTCGTATCTTTTTCTGGAAAAATTCTATATACTGCCATATTATAATGTTGTTACTCTCCCTTCAATATCTTGATTAGGGAATTTTATTTCGAAGCAGCAAGGATCAAAAGAAGGATATACAACATTATCTTTTGTTGCTCCTGAAATGTCGTATCCAAATTCTGAGTATTTCTTACCTGCTTTGTTTACTATACTTATATTTTTAACTGTTTGTACTCCTTTAACTCTATCTAATGTAGTGTACAAGTTTGATAAGTTAAGGGGTTGATTGATAGTTAATTTATCTCTACCTAATGCTTCTTTAAGTTTCTCTGTACAATTGAGTAACACGTCTTTTGATTGGTAGTTAGGAAGTGCTACTATTTCAAATTGCAATCCTACATTAATAACAAATGCATCTTTAATATCAACTGCATCAGTTAACATCATAAATTGAGATAAATATGTCTTAAGGTTATTTTTTAAAGTTCTACTTGCTGTTACTAGCTGACCTTCGTTATTTAACGCTAATACGTAAAGAGAAAGGGCTAATCTATTATCACTAAGAACCGTTTCAGAGCTCCTAGTTGAACTATCTTGTGTTACGTACACTTTAGCTATACTTCCAAACATAGCTGGAAGGGATAAAGAACGTACTGTGTAATCTTGAAGTGTGACTGTTCTCTGCTGCTCAGCAAAGGATCTCATTGAGTTCTCTCTTATCTCCTGCACCGTATCGCCATCCCTACCGCCTAATGCAGGCTTGGGGTTATTGAAGGTTAGAGACGCTACTTTAGAGGAATCTGATGCTGTTGTTCCTATTGCATCGATGGTTGTTATTGCATTAGCAGGGGCATTAGCTTCAACTCCTCCTCCTACTATGTAACGAATTGTTAAGGTAGTGTTTGAGGGGGCAAGTCCATAAGACTTAGAGAATAAAAAGTTAGATGGATCATAAGCAAAATCAAGACGATTAGTACCTTGTCTTGTACCGTAACCGATTGAAGTAGGGTCTGGTAAGAATTCATTATCATCTTCTGTGCTTATTCCTGCTCCAAACTGTACTTGTAAAACTCCTTTAGAGGTGAATCTAGTAACAAATCTTCTTGCTACTTTTTTAAGTTTCATTAAATTAGGTGCTTGTGCTTTTTCAACTCCGTTATTTACTTCTGGTAAGAATATTGTATCTTGACCTAAGAAGGGTACTTCGTACCAAATATTACCATCACTATCGGTTATGTCTAATACACCTATGATATCTGTGTCAGATATGTTTACTGTGGCAAATTTATTAGAAGTAGTAAATGCTTCTGTTCTAGTTTTTATCTTACCAGAGAATGCTTTTGCTTTCTTTTTTAATAAGAATTCAGAAGGTTCATTATTAGTTAATGAAGCTACTGTTATTTCAGTAGGATCGTAAGAACTGGAGAAATTAAAATCTATCTTATCTTGTAGTAGGAATACTTGATTACCCTGTGAGGTAGATTTTAATGTACTGTTTTCTGATATGGTTATAGCTTGGTCGAAATTAGGTTTAAAGTCTGTACCTATTGCATCTACTAACTGTGTTACTTCTAGCTCTGCTTCTGCTACTGTAGTTACTTTTGGTTTATATCCCATCATATATGCTAGTGCATATAAGTTTGCTGGATTCTTAGCGTGTTGTAAGAAGGTTTCCTGTAGTTGGTTATCTTGGTAGAAAGAAAGAACATCTCCTACATATGATGCCATTTCAATAAACATCATTCCAGGTGAAGAAGGACCAAAATCGTTGTAAGCATCAGGAAAATATGCTTTTGCATATTCTACTAACTGTGACTTAAAGTCGTCAAAGTTCCTATTAATGTATCTTATATCTCTAGTTTCTGCCATTATTGCTCTATATTAATTAACAGCTCATCTTTTATATTAGTATTAACTATCTCATATGATAAATAGAACTGAATTAAATTGTTATCTGGTTTTGATGCGATTTGCATTTTGATAGCTTTAACGTTAGGAAAATAAGTTTCCAGTGCTACTGCTACTAAACCATCAATTTCATCTTCTAGATCTGAGTTGATATTTTGAAATAATTTCTCTCTAAGGATCGAACCAAAAGTGGGGTTCATATATCTTTCCCCTCTATTAGTTAAAAAGAAGTTAATTAGGTTATTTTTTATAGAGTCTTTTGTCTGGTAGTTAGAAGTAAAAACAGATTTAGCAGAGAAAGGTAGTTGTACCCCAACTGCTTTCCTTGGCTGACGATCTATTGGGTTAATTTTTTTTACTTCAAATGCCATTATAGTCCTCTATGTTTGTCTTTTTTCATTGATGCGTCTAGTATACCTTTTGCAGATTTAACAAAATCTAGTTGAGATATATCTAAACCAGGTTGTTGACCGTTGCCAGTCATTCCCATTGTAGAAGCCATAGAAGAGGCGAGGTTAGGTGCTGCTGCTCCAGGAGTTCCCATAAGACCGTTATAGTCTTCTTTTGTCATAGAAGAGGCTGTTTGATTTATCATCTCTTCTAATGGGATTGTTCCTTGGTTCATTTTCCCTGTTGACCAAGTTCTTCCCAAATCTTTCTGCTTAACGGGTTTGTATTCGTTAAACTTTTTAAATTCGGTTTGCGGAGTAGAAGCATGTTTAACTGCTTCATTCATTACTTCTTGTAACTCCTCCTTGACTGCTGCTCTTACTTCTTCACGTATAATTTTGCGTAGTTGATCGAGTTTCATATATATAAATAGTTAGGTTAAGAAAGTTGATTGTCTATTCTGAACTTTATTTCGTCTAATAGTACTTTTTTTGATGAACTAAACGAAGAAGGTCCTTTTATTTGTGTGCTTCCATCTTTTATACCAATAGCGAAGTGCTTAGGGGCTAGTTTAGGAGAGGAAGGATCCTTTACTATTTTTAATAAGTATCCTTTATAGTACAGTTCAGGGTCGTCAATTGCGTCTGCTTCTTCTGTTACTAAGTCTTTGGATAAATCTGTTAATGCTTTTTGTATCTCTTGTAGTGTTTCTAATGCTATATCTAGAGATTGATTACTTGCTGTGTTTAAATCTGTACCACTATCACTGGAAAGAGAGGGTGCTGTTAATCTACTAGAGAGTTCATTAAGTGCAGTGTCAAGTTCAGCAAGTGCTTGTGCTTTACCTGTTAGTCCTCCACCAGAGAGTGATTCAACTGCTTTGAACTTAATATCAAATATAGGTAATCCACTTTCGTCTAAGCCCTCTTGAGTCATAATAGCAAACTCTTTACCGGTAATTGGTTTTGTTTCTCCGTTTGGGAGTTTAATATTACCTGGAGGAATTAATCTATAAGCGTCCCCTGTATTAATCCCTTCAGTGATAGCTGAGTTTTTTAATCTAAGTAATGTATCTATGTCTTTAGCTCCTTTCAAAGCTATATCTATCCCTAGATCCTTTCCTAAGTCTAATTTGACTTGATCAGATGCAGGTCTAGTATTTGACTTCTCTAATACTTTAGAGCCTAGAGTAGAAGTAATAAATTCTCCATCTTTGTCTAATAGTTTTAGTTTCTTAGCTTGATCTTTAGTAAGTTTAGATTTTAATATATTTTCTATCTTACATGCTTTAATCGGTGCTTCTAAGTCTTTTACCCTACCTGATATTAAAGCTACAGAATTAGAAACATTTTTTAAACTAAAGTCAATAGCGTCAGCTGTAATTTCCATCGCTGCAATAAACTCTTTTAGTAGGTTTAATGTATCGGCATACTTAGTTGTAATGTTAACCGGAAGACCAGGAGGACCTACCTGTACGTGGGGAAATGCTTGAGGTATAGGAAGCGAAAGAATAATCTTAACAGCTGCTTTAAGTCCGCCTATAGGTGCTTTTAGAGATTTAGGTATAGCAGCAAAAGCTCCCATTGAGCTAGTTAATGTTCCTGTTAAGGCTCCTAAACCGTTCATCTTACTATCTAATTTAGCTAGTTCAGCTGGTCCTGGGCATCCTTTTGCTCGCATTTTATTAGTAGCATTTGTTACTGATTTATTAGCTTTAGCAATGATTACACCGTTAGCTTTACCAATAGCTGTTCCTATGGCTGCATGTATCTTTGGTGGTTTAAACTTTTCAAATGGCATACTACTCTGTAAATACTTTAATGGAGTCTAAATCGTCAATAGCTTTCTTTATTTGACCTAAAGGTGATGCCATTGATGCTCCATGTGATTTAATCTGTGTTAGTCCTCCTGCTGAGGATCCTGCTGGTACTACTCCTGCTAATGCTTTACCTAGCCTTTCTAATTCTGAAAGTAATTGTCTCATCCAATCCTGTGTGGTAGCTCCTAAGAGTACGGGTTCTCTTTCTCCGAATGCTTCTGTTCCTAAATATACCTTAATAGCATCGAGTGCTACATAGTCTATTCCGTCAAAACTTATTGTAGTAGCATTACCAGCTACAGCTTCTGTTGCTGAAAATAAGATGCTTTCTTCTTTAGCGTTAAAAAATAACCTACCGGAGTTGATTAATACCTGTGAACCTTGGTAACTATCAGCTGTATCTGGTTCACTATCCCATGCATCTCTTTTGTCATTTGCTTGAGTTAGCAGTACTGTATGATCCTCTACTAAGTAGATAGAGGCGGGGTCATCGTCAATATTCTCAACAACCGGTGTTGCTGTATCTGCTGATGCTTTTCCGTTACTTATAATTGTTATTGGCTTCTGTTCATTAGTTTCAACGAACTTTTTTTCGTAATCAGTTCCTGTAAATCGAAGTGACTGTCCTTGTCTTCCTTCTACTATTACATCCCCTTGAGCAGGTTGTATAGGGGATACATTTGCTTTATCTTCGAAATTATAACCTAAGTCAGGTTCTCCCGGATTCTGGTATATGTCTGGGAATGCATTATGATGTGGGCTATTCCAGATACTAACCACTGTAGTATAGAAGAACCGAGTATGGTTTATTATACTGTCATCTTTTTCTATTGATGGTGCACTAGTAATTATTACTATTTCATTAAGGAGGGGATAGTTTTTAAAGTTAGAGTTTATTGGATATGCTATATCTAACAACTTAGGGTCACTTTCGTCTTGCTGTTGACCTATAACTCTAAATCTAATAGCACCAAGAGATTCTATTTCACCAAAGTTAGACCAGTCTTCATGAGCATCGTCTAATATAATATCAACCACTCTAGCAGGATACGACTCCTTTACGGAGTTGACTGATGATGGTCTTTTATTAACGTATGATTCTAAGCCTCCATTAAATGGCATCTGGTTCTGGTTTATCGTTTACTTCTTCATTCAACTCTTCAGTATTCTCTAATAGAGCAGCTAACTCAGCAGGGTCGAACATATCTCCTGAGTCTCCTTTAGCTTGTGCAGATTCAATTCGTTGTATAATTGCTGCCATTTTTATAAGTGCGTCGTCGTTCTTAACACCTATCTCCATATATTCTTTAATCATAGGAACTATAAGTGTAGCGTCCCCTATGTTTTCTATAAGAGGTTTAAGTTCTCCTATGAGAGCTTTTACCTGTGCTTTGGTTTGAGATTGATTGTCATGTATCTCACCGAAAAGGTCAGATAATGTCTTCTCACCAAATATGATTTTATCAAGTGCCATAAGTATATTTTTATATAAATATCTTGTTAAACATTTATATCGAAATGTCCTAGGTCATATTTAGCTTGAAACTTGTCGTAGAATAGAACTTTAAGGGTAGATATGACTTTAGTTAAATGAGGAGTCTCACAATCTGTCATTTCTCTTATGTATATATAAAGTGCTTTCTTTTTAAAGATGTCTATATCGTTTCTGGTCTTAAATATAGTCAGTACAGCATCAGCGATTTTCTTTTCTGTATCCTTTGTAAAGTTTATATCTATATCTCTATACATTTCAGCTACCCAAATATCTATAAAGTTGCTTAAGAGTATCTCATACCCTTCTTTTCTTCCGTCTCCTGGGTTGTATGATTCTTCCATATCATCGAAAGATCCTACTTGTTTAAGTTTCTTGTAGTTTTTATTTGTGTAGTTAATTAACCATCGCTTTACGATAGTGCCAAAGTAAGAATATGCCTTTGCTCCGTTAGTGGGATCGAATTTAGATATCTTTTCTTCTAATAGTACAGAGACGATCTCATGTTTTAAATCCTCGATCGCTTCTACATCAGTGTAGTAGAACTTGAACGTGTGTATTATATTTTCCGCTAGCTTATAAAACGGAATATATATATGTTCTGTAAATATTTTATTTCTGTAGTCTACATCAGTCGATGTATTATACTTAACTATATACTCTTCTGTCTCCTTTGTAAAGTAATTAGCTTTGCTTTTCTTTCTTGCCATAATTATCTGGAAGTATGTACCTGTCTAGTTCTTTTTGTACTAGTTTCATTTGTTCAAAAAAATAACCAACCTCATCGTCGCTTTGAAATACCCCCTTTTCGTCAAGATTCTGCAAGTGCTTTTGTGATTCACCTACAACTGTCGATATATTTTGTAAATAACCTGCTTGGTCTTCAGTGATGTCTTCATATTTTTCTAACTTAACCAATAAGTTTCTAACAAGATACGATAAAATAGTCACAATAGCAACTAATATTCCGGAAATTATATATAGTGTTGTAGGATGAAAATTCATATTATATATTTTTTAGTAGATTAGATAGTCCTTCTGATGCTTTTACTGGGCGACCTGTTGAAGCTGCAGTCTTTTTAATCTTAGGAGTAGAACTACCTCCTTTTGCTTTCCACATATCGTACTCAACCTTAGAGGCTAAGAAGTCTGCACTGTGAAGTACTGATATAAGAGCTGTTTTTTGTCTAGATGATTCAACGTTACTAAAGAAGTAGGCTTCATTAGCTTTATCAAACACTCCATCATGACATCTTATACCTAAAAACTCTTTCTGATCTACCTTAACTCCGAATTTTTGGAGTATAAATAAAGATCTATCTGGAATAAGCATAAAGTCTAAGTCTGGATTGTATGTATACATCTCTGAAAGCTTATCTTGTCTCCATTTATCGGTCTGAGGTATATAATTAGGTCTATCTCCATCTCCCATTTTACCTAAGTCATGGAATAGGGCAGAGAAGACTAGTTGCTCTTCGGTGTAGTCTAATGTACCACCCATTTTCTCGTACAATCTCGATTGTTCAACAGCATATTGTACCACCCTATTCACGTGATCTACATATCCTCCAGCAAAAGCATTATGATACCATGTTTTTCCACTAGCAGGTGCCATAATATAGGTTTCTTCCATATGTTTAAGCATTGCTAATATAGAATCTTTACGATCTCCTATATAGGTATCGATAATCTTTAAGTGTTTCTCGTAATTTTTGGAAATTTGTTCTGCTTCTAACATAGATAACCTTTTTAAATTAGTATTATTTATTTTATTAATATATTATTATATTATATGTATTTAAATATATTTTTTATTATATCTTATTAATTATATTATATAACATATATAGAAGATATTAAATCTAAGGCAGAAAGGCAACTATTCTATGATAAATTTTTGAATAAAGTTATCTTTAGTTAAGATTTCACTGCCTAAGTCCCATTTTACCTTCATATAAATCGATATTGTATCACCAATCATAGTGGGAGGAAAAGGACCAACAACACGTCTAGTAGTAAATCTACCTACTTCATCATCGGAAAAATATATATTAGTATTTTGAACTACTGGGACTATATATCCTTCGAATTGACTTAGTGTTACAATCGTGTCTCTAACGGGTATAGGGTATCCTCCCCATGTTTCTAAGCCTTGCCATGGATTGTATAAGTTTATAGTTACATTAAGGGAGTCACTAAGTATAAAGTACGAATCTGTATCAAATTGAGCTTGAACTACCGACTCACCATTATACTTAAATAAATCTGCTGTTCTATCTGCTTCTACATCTATAGTAAAATAAGGCCAATATTCTCCCGTCCAATCTAACTCGGTACGAATATACCCATTTTCATCAGCATTGGTAGGAGATATAATATAAGCCTCACAATAGCCCGTCTCACATGGAGTATCAAAAAGAAAAAGGCTCTCATCTTGGGGTTGGCAAGAATAAAGGGCGGATAGTAAAATAAGCGAAGCCGCCGCGCGAAACGCGCGCAAGTTGCACCGCGATTTAGTTATGTATAACATATGGTTGACCAATTTCATCTAATAAGTGTTTAGCTTCTTCGACATTAATATTAAAAAACTCTTTTCTATTGTTTACTCGTACATCATTTAATGCTTCGTGTACTAATTGCTCTACTTCGTAACCATTGACACAAGGTAAGGCATACTCTACAACGAAATCCGTCGGGATACCTGTTGCTCTGTTTATCTCCTTTACTCTCCCGTCCGGGTCTCCATTAGTATAGCCTATCTTTACCATACCGGGCATTGAAGGATTAGAAAGTACATATACCCATTGAGCGTTTGGAACGTTAGTCGGTATCTGGTATGTACGTTTCTTATCACTATAGTAAGTTACTGATTCCCATCCTTCGGATGCTTGCTGAGGATCTATAGATGGTGTTATTGTAAAGTACTTAGCATTGTCTAGGTCGTTAGTGATTTTGATTAGACCTTCAGCTTCTTCTACTGTTATTCTTCCTATACTCATTACGCTACAGATTTTAAATTAGTATTCTTCTCCATATGACTAGCCACCCATCCATACTTCTCTATACTATCTTCATAGAACTCATCATCTCCATACATAAAGTAAGCATCAGCTTGATCTAACCACCTTAATGCCGTTTCTCTATCACCAGCTCCTACTGATACCACATCATCTATAGCTTTATTAACATATACCCTCTCTTCCTCCGCCTGTTCAGCACTTAAAGCCATAAGATCAGTAACGAAATCAGCTAATTCTTGAAAAGTCCATTTATGGAAACTATAACCTCTAGGTCTAAAACCATTAACGTCTTTATATAAATCCGAAACCCACATAAGGGTATCTTCGAATTGCTCTTGATTGTTGATTGAATGAATGTTTGAATTTGAATCTGCCATAACCTTTATTTCTTTATCTTATACTTAAAGATACGAATAATTAAGTTCCTAGGCAACTATCTTAGTAACTCTTTTTCAATTATTTCATGAGAAAGTAAGTCTATATACGTTTTTATAGTAGCACACTTTTCATACATCTCCTTAGATTCGAAAAAGTATATAAGATCATTTAATACACTCATAACAGTTTTGCTATCATAGGAATCTCCTATAGTATAAATAGTTTCAAACTTAGTAGGGTCAATTCTATCTAGATAACCCACTAACCTAGTCATATACTTTACTCTGATAACGTCTCTTACTCTTTCATACTGTACCTTATACGATCTTTTGTACATTATATCCATTAGATGCCAATTCTCCATTCCTCTTATTACCATTCCCATAAGTACATACGGATTATTCATAACTCCCGTTATCTTATGTTCTTGGTAGATTTCTTCATCTCCTTGCTCGAAGATAGAGAATAAAGTTTCTTTATCTAGTGGTTGCATATGCTTATAAATACAAGTTATAACCCGTAGAAAAATAAATAATAAATTTATGGCTTAAAGTTGTTTCTCACCATTAAAGTTCTTATATTGGTATATGAGTAGGTTAGAAGATCTTTTATTTGAAGCAGAAAAGTTAGGAGTTCGTAGGGAAGTTCTTGATAAAGTAGGTGAAATAAAGAAAATCAAACCGAAAATGAAGATAAACGACGTATATGATAGGGCTTATGCGGAAGTAATGCTTGAAAAACAAAAAAACAGTGAAAAAATTTAACTGGACAGCGTTGATATCTTATATAGTGATAGGAATTGTCACTTATTTAATTTGGTCTTCGTTCTTTAACTGGATAATGTGAATTTAGAAGAGTGGCAGAGGTACTGTATAGGGCAAAACCTCATGGACTGCGATTTTACTGTGTTATACAAGCAATATAACGATGGATGTGGTGCATTATTTTGGGATGCAGTGTATAATCACGAAGATTTCCTTGATCAACACCGAGAATGTCGGAGTATTTTAGAGATTTGTTCGGGACCGGGCTTTATAGGTTGGGGAATCGCGCATGCTTTAGGAATAAAAGAGGTACATTTTGGAGATATCCATGAACCAGTCAATATAGACTTAGCAAAAACTGCTAAATTTAATAATGTTGACTATACTTTCCACTTAAGTGACGGATTTAAGAGCTATAACGGTCCAAAAGTAGACTTAATAGTGGTTAGTCCTCCGTTTTTTACTAAGATTGAAGAGTTTTAATCGTTTCAAAAGAATGATGCTGACTTACTTACACAAGATCAAGTAGAAAATCATAAGAGAAGATGGCTAGATTTAGA